AAAACATCAGATTCAAATTAAGTTAGGATATCATGGTTATAACAACTCAAATGATAGTATTTGCAGCGGTTGGAGCATTGGCAATAGGTCTTGTTGTATATAAGTATTTTACTACTGATATCACATCAAAAAAATAAAAAAAGAGCTACAGAATAATGCTGTAGCTCTCGAGACTAATACAATCATACGACAATACATAGTCGAAAAAAATCAAATTCATTCTACTTCAATGCCATTTATAAATCAATAAATGCTTTTATTAAATTTCCTAAATTTTGTTTAACCGAAAATTCTGTGCAAGTTTCAATTTGAGGTAAGCTTAAGACAATTTTTAATTCTAGGGAAGTAATTTAAAATAATATAACATATCTAATCAAGATCAATAACCATTATTTTTATCGCTATAATACCCAGATAAAGTAGAACTAAGTTCTCAAATATATGTATCCCGAGCATTTTAAAAATTATATTACAAAGAACTACAATTGCGGAAATATTGATAATTGTTTTAAAGTCGCTCATAATTTATTTCCATTATTAATTTCTTCGTCAATTTCCCAGCCATAATGCCCTCTTTTGTTATAGGCATCCCTGAATTTTGATTCAAATTCTTTAAAGGGTAGTGTATCCCATTCACCTTCAAGAAAGGCTAAGGGAGTAATATAGTTTTTATAGACTCGAACGAATGAGGGGAATTCTTCATTGGGAACCATTCCAATCTTATTCATCAAATCAAACGCATTCATAACAAAAGATATAGGAGATGCCACCAGCATCATAATGCAAAGTTGCGCATGAGATGATCCCTTTATCATTTCGTCCATGAAGGCTTCATCAATCTTTCGTTGAACTCGAACCATCATTTTCTCCATTTCTTTGAGTTGATCAATCCCATGAGGAAATTTGCTAAGTGATTCCAGTATTTTTTTTCTAGCAGCATCATCCATGATTTTCTCCAGTTATTTCTTGTATTTGTGTAGCCAAAATATTTGAGTCAAAGTTTTCCATCGTAGTCCAATAGCTTTATGCAAAAAACAATTATCATCATAAATCCAAACCAAATTGTCATCATAATCAATATATATCTATATATATCTACGACTATCATAACCCACGCGCCTTAAGGAATGCATTGATGATCTGACGCGTCTTAAGTTCAGATTTAGTATTGGGATGTAAATAAAAGTTTGTTACCGTGGGCCGACTTAGCCCTAATTCCTTGCTCAATATGGCAATAGATATCATTTTGTCTGCCAAATATTGAGATAATCTTGCGCGCAAATATTCCGAATCTAATACATCTATCATAATCTCTCCTGTATTGTTATTAATCATATATTAATATTGTAATCTTAAATAAAGTTAAAGTCAACACTTGCAATGTGGAGTAAATAGTATATACTTATAAGTGAATAAAAACAAAACACTTGGAGTCGAAATGCTATATGAAAAATCTTTAGAAATGTGTGAAGTATTGTACGATCGCTTAGTAATGAATGGTAATTACGAACAAGCAAAAAATATACTAGAAGAGATTGAAAGACTGCAGAATTTAATTGATGTGCAAGAAAGGTTAAGATAATGAAGATTCCTGAACTACAAATCGCATACAATAAGATTATGGAAGTAATGATCAATCTAGTTAGGGCTGCTAAAATTGATGCCGCTCATGAATATCGACAAATTAGCACAGTAATAAGAGTATTTGAGAGCATTGAAACGGATCATCTAAGTATTATCATTCATGGAATTCCGAATATTAAGAAGTGCCTTCTTCGCTTTCCAGATCTAAAGTTTTATACGAAGATTCCGAAGATAGGATATAAAGGCGCAGATAAGTTTACTACTGATTGCTGGAAGCATGATAGATCTATGCGTCACGAATTTATAATATGGAAAAGAGTAACAGGTTTAATGGAGTTTGATAATGAACGCGCAAATACAGAATCTAATACGACGAACGATATGCAAGAATGCAAGTGAAGAAGAATTCAATACCTTTCTGTATCTAGCGCAGCAATACAATCTCGATCCTATAAAGAAAGAGATCTATTTCATTAAGTTTGACGGCAGGCCGGCATCGATACTTACAGGAAGAGATGGATACCTCAAGATAGCTCACGATCATGGGCAGTTTGATGGATTGGAGTCAGATGCAGTATATTTAGGTGATAAGCTAACTAAGCGCGCAGATGGATCATTTTTAATAGAATACGGAGATGGGCATCTCTCGTTTGACAAGACGAAGCTCCGTGGAGCATTCTGCAATGTGTTCCGAAAGGACTGGTCTAAGTCTACAAGTATATTTGTCAGTTATGATGACTACTATAAGACCCAAGGTGATATATGGAAGAAGTATCCCAATGCTATGATAACTAAGGTTGCTGAGTCTATGGCCCTTAAGCGAGCATTTAGTATATCTGGAATAACAACTAAAGAAGAAATACTTTCTGAAGATATCCATGAGAATGTGCTTGAGTCTAAAAGTGATAACCCGCGCAAAGATCTTAAGGATATGATTGCGGATAAGGGTATTAAAGTTGAAGAACTCCTGGGTATCATGGGGAATCTAACGGGTAAAACTTCAAGTAAAGAATTAACTGATGATGAAGTGATTATAATAACAGAATATATAAGAAGCATGTAATGTTAGAAAGCTGGCAAATATTCACGCTATTGATGTTTATTATTGTATGGGCTGCGGGGGAATTAATTGAGAGAAATCCAGAAGATAAATAAGTTCTTTGAATACACTTTCTTGTATAAGGGGGTTGCAATATATTACAGGTGGACTAGATTATTAGTACTCAATTACTACTCTCCTTTTTTCCTCCTTTGATACGTTAAGTATCATTGGGGGTTTTATAGGTCTGGGTAGTAATAGTTCATGAAGCAGAAATAATCTATCTCATCAGAGAATTCGCCAACTTCAATCCATCGATCGCGGTTTTTATAGTAATAGAGGTATCTCTCGCCCATTTTAATGTAACAAGAAGTACCGGCATCATGGATATCATATTTACTTGGTTCGCCATATCTTTGAATAGTGAGCATATCAACCCCGAGTTAACTTATCTTCTACAATCTTCTTTATTCGACGAATTTCGCTAATGGTATGATGATATCTATCGGCGGGAAGATCAGAAAGAGATTCAATATGATACTCTTTAAGAATCTTTCTCAATATCTCAGTCTCATTTCCAATTTCGATCAATAATCGATTATAATCATTAGTAGAGATAGTCTGGTATCTTTCATTAAGCTTGGCTGGTTCGTCTTTTACAAGGCGATTTACGAATGCCCTTTCGGCTTCTAGTTCGCCATCATCATCAAATGAATATGGATCGAACTCAAGCGGAGCGATTCCCAGGATCATCATAGCCTGAGTTCTTTTTTCTATCTCGAGATTAGTGTTACTCTCTTTAAGGGTCTGGGCTGGCAATACTCTATCGATAGATGATAGGAATTGGCCAGAAGAATGGCCGATACGAGAATGGAGGAGCTTAGCGCCAGATTCGCCCTGAAGTTCAGTATACTGAAAGAATGACAATCCATTGGCTTCAAAAGATTCTTTTATAGATTCAAGAATATCAGTAAGAGTGGCATAGGCTTTGCCTGAGGCGGTTCTTCCTTGAGCGCTTAATCTCTTATAGGATCCTTGGGCTTTAGAGAGAGCAGCTAATACTGACTCGATTTCATTGCTGTGATAATTCATCTTTTTTAGCTTCATTAGGATCGTTAATAATTTCAGCGCCATTCTTCTTTAGATTTTCAATGAATGAATGGTAATCAAAAATGGCCTTAGATGCAAAATTATGTTGTTCGTTGATATAGTGTAGGACTGGATAACATTCGGTGAATTTAGCCCCGATATTTTTTAGAATTTGGTTAACTTCAGAAAGATTTTCTTCAGTAATCTTTTGGCCATTGAAACTATAGTATTCATCCATAAGAATCTGGTATTCGGTAAAGATTTTAACAAATTGATCATGTAACTCTTGTATTTGCTTAAGCATTATACTCCCTTATATAGTAAAGAAATGAGGGACATATAGCCCCTCAATCCCGAATAAAAACAGCGCACCTGTAAGGAGACACCACATATAATGAAGTACTATAGTATAATTAAGGATATGAATCAATTACTGAAAAAGATTGATGTTATTGAGCGCATATGATACGCTTTCTGAAATTTGAAATAAAGATAAAAATAAAGACCTGGCTTTCACCAAGTCTTTAAATTTTTAATCTTCTAGAACCCTCTAAGAACTATAGATTCACTTCTTCTTAAGCTTAAGTAAAGTAAAGAGTTATTAGCCCCACCGATTCACTTCTTAATAAAAGTAAAGTTAATTATATGAACAAACAAACAAAAAGTCAACAAAATCTCGACAAAATATCAAATGTAGCGTTTGCCGCATTAGTAAAAAAGCATTATACAGAGCTCCAGAACCCTGTATTTAATTCTGATAGCTTAGAAAAAACAGTCAGATCGCTGCACAAATCAAGACAAAGAGTATTAGACTACGTAATACTGATGCATCTTACGTTTAATGGTAAGCCGCTCTATCTATCCCAAGACATATCTTCCCGTGATATTGTGGGGATTGCCCGTGAAACATTCAACCGAGCGCTTAATAAGAACCTGGCGCCATTGGGATTGTTATCTTCTTTAAAGATTAAAGGATATAACATGCCGAAGGTGTATAAAGTTCTGCCAGAGCTATTAAAAGAAGAGACGCTTGATGCTCTTATGGATGTCTTGCCCTTATCTTCTGGGTTTGTGCGAGCATTAAGAATTAAACAATGGGCTACTTCAGATACTAAAGTCACACTACTAACTCCAGTAAAGAAAAAAGAAGATTTATTTATAAATACTCTTGATTATTATAAGGGAGTCAAGCTAGAAGGCGGAGAAGATTTAGTTTATAAAGATGCCATTGGCCCAAAAAGGGGGAATTGGTTTGAAAGCTGGATGCGAAGATTAACGATTAATCCGAAAACAAGGATAGAGTTTCTTACTAAAAACCAATTTTTAACACCAATTTCAAACCAGGTTAAACAAATTACCCAAGAGATAGGTCTAACCAAGACGGGACAAGTTCTATTGTCTCAGTACCCTGAATCTGCTTTAAAACAGGCTTTGACTCTCTACAAGCAAAGATATCATCAGATATTAGATCCCTTTAAGTGGATAAGGAAGGTTGCCCAAAAGCATTCGGCTAGGGTTTTCCCCGTTGTTACTGCCATGCTGCTGGTTGCGGCTGGGCTAACGGGATATCGCAATACTACGATGCAGCTCGCCCCAAAAATCAACATAGTTGCGCCGAAGGCAAGGCCTAATGTAAAAAGGCCTGTACTGGTCAAAAAGACTGCTAACTTTGTTCCTGCTAGAATATTACCTGATATGCCAGAACCAGGATTCCCAACAAAAGAAGAAGCGACAAGTTTGATGAAGACGTTATTTGGTGCGCATAATTTATTTTCTATGCATAAAGCAATTGAAAAAAGAGAGCCAACTATTACAGAAGATCTTTTTGATTTTAGAACTATGCGACTGCCGAATGGCATGTATTTGAATGAGGCTTATTATAGATTAAATGATTCAACTATTATTGCGCTTATAGGAAAAGAGAAGTATGAAAAATTCTTATATTATAAAAGGCAAGGATTACTCTAATGAATAAGTCAGCCCGTATACGTATTCTAGGCAATCGGATTAAAGCATTTGCAAAGATAACAGATGCCATTATGAAGTATTATGAGAAATTTAACGATGATCTATCTGATAATGAATATGCGCTTATAGAGATGTCTGATGGAATTAATAGTAGTCTAATAGTGGAGCAAGCACGAATCATTCAATCGCATCTTTTAGAGAATATAAAGAAACCACAGTTTAAAGGTGCAGATATTCTTTTGAAAGAAGTTGATCATGTATTACGCTTACAGCATGCTATGCAAGATGAGCCACTTTTGGCAGATTAGCTCTATTATTATCAAGGAGCACTATGGAAAAAAAATTAGATCAAAGAAAGCGTATCAAATCTATTATTGATTTAGTTCGGGAAGAAAATAAAAAAGAAAAAAAACCCCCGTTAAATACTACTCTAAAGCAAAAAACTAATATAGCAGTGAACCCTATGGATCCAGAGGAAGTGATTACCAACATTATCACTGGTGAAACTGTATGGTATACCGAGTCTGTTATACGTCAAATAGCGAATGAGTGTTATACCTATTGTCGTGATGAGCCTAGATGTCTGAGGATAACCCAGTTCTTTAGTAAAAGAGATATGCATATAGATATATGGAGACGTTGGTGCCTTAAATATCCCTTTGTTGCCAATATAAATAAGCTTTGTATGCAGACGCTTGCTGATAAGAGAGAGACTGGTATGAACTTTGGAGAACTTGACAGACTAGCCCAAATGAGAGTATTACATATGTACGATCAGGATTGGCGAGATATGAATAAGTATTGGACTGATTTAAAGAAGGAAGAAGTTGCGTCTGAACAAGTTGGTAATATAACAGTTGTAATACCGCCTACGCCAAATATAGATTCAGTTCCTATGAGAAAGAGTAAGTATGAAAAAGAGACAGATAGTCCGTCAGAAGATGAACAAGACACTGCAATATAGAATAATAGTAAGAGACTTTTTACCACTTTACCTTATAGGTATAAGATGATCGAGAATTTAAAGCCATTGGGCGACAAAGTTATAGCACAGCCTATAAAAGAGGAAATTAAAACACGTAGTGGTATAATAATGGCCCAAGCTGAGCCTGAATATATTAAAGCTACGGTAACCGCTGTTTCTAAGGGCCGTTATGAATCGGGTAAGCTTGTGCCTATTAGCGTGAAGGCTGGAGACGTTATTATGCTCTATGCTAACCGCGCAATAGAACTTGAGCCTGAATACATTATGGTTCGTGAACATGATATCTTGGGAGTTCTCTAGATATCCGGTGCCTTTGTAACTCAAGGAGTTATCATGATATCAACACAACTAACTGAGAATGTTTTTAACACAGTTAAGAAGGCTATATCAATCACAGATGTCATGAGTAGGTTTACTTCCCTTTCAGCTGATACCCTAGATGTATCATGTTTTACTGGCAAGTGTCCACTCGATGGATGTGGCGGCAAGCTTAAACTTAATACGCAGAAAGAATTCTTCTATTGTTATGGGTGTCATCGTGGGGGCGATGTTATTACATTACTGGCTTACAAATATAACGTATCATCTCTTCATGCGTTAAAACAGCTCATACATGACTATGAGATTATGATTGAAGAGCATAAATAAAAGGACGACCATGGTAATCACTAAATTACTTATAGCTAAACTTCTTTACCCGGTTATTGTTTCTATTATCGTTTGTGGGTTTTTCTCATGGAATCAGAAATAAACGCATTTTTTAAGATGATACAAAGGATTCGAGAGCAAGTCCCCCTTACTCTCGAATTACATGATGGTACTGTAATTGATGACAGTACTTTAGTTGCCTTCTGTTACATGTGTAGTGAGGATGATATTGTTGTTAACCTCAACACAAAATCATTCCACTGCACACATTGTTGTAATTGTGGTGACATAACAACCTATATAATGCAAAGAGACGAGCTCACTTTTAAGCAAGCAATTACCTATCTAGTTAATAAATACAAATTGGATATGAAATGAATGTTATACCATTAAAAATATATATCTTAGAAGAGTTTGTTGGATTCGGTAGCAATTTTGAAAAAATAGAAGAGCCAATTGGATATGTTTATGATGAGGGCGACGCTAAGTATTGGGTTGCTATTAATAAATTTAAGCGTTCATATAGCGAGAGAATCAATCCTGAATTTATTAAATCTCATCCAATAGATATAAGGCCGATGTCAGACTTAGAGGATAAGTAATGGAATATAATAAAGACATCACGACGCGTATAATACGCTCTAAGATAAAGCACGAGTGTGGGAAATGTGGTCATACCATACTAGGTGTAGGCCCATGTGTTAATCTTGCAATATCGAACGATGAAGGCGCTGAATCAAAGAAACGCTTATATATGCCCGTGCAATTGATTATATGTACGTATTGTTCTAATACAAGTATGTATACAATTGGATCTCTTAATACTTCAAGTAATAAATCTACTTATATACCAATATGGGAAGTATTAATTCTTGCAGCTGGGACGATATTGATAAATATAATAGTTAATCTCTTAATGAAACAATATCTATGGATATAGCGAATATACGAGAAAAAAGATATATATGCTGCGATGCTTCAAAGAACCATAAATACGATGATCATTGCCAGTTTAAGCCAGTTAAAAATGTATATATAAAACCAATAGAATCAGATGAAGATGCATATGATGAATATGATTCATTTTGCTGTGATTACCATAATATTGATAGTAATGGAGAGGAAGTCGATGAGTAATATAAAGCAGCGCGTCAGATTCTTTGTAAGTAATTACCTACATCAATTAGAAAGTGATATAAATAATTTTATTTGTAAGGATGAAATTACTGTATTATCAGTTCAATTTCAATTAAAAGTAGAAAATGATACAAACCATGCGGCTATGGTTTTTTATAAAGAGAAATCTAATCCATCGCTATGTATTGATTGTGGAGAAAGACATAAAACAGATTTACACGATGAATGAACTTATTGGAGTATAAATGATTACTATAAGAGTTATATATATGAATGTAGTCCCATAGATTATCAATGGTCATCATTATTAGATTTATCAGATGAAGATGAGCGTCACGAATTGATATCTAAATTTGAGAAAGTTAGAGGATTTAGAGCTGAATATGCAAAGTGTCCCAAAATTATTCCATTGCCGAATCCTGAATATAATAACTTTGAAGACGCGATAATTTGGAAAGAAGTTGATAATGGAACTGTATATATAATATCGCCGTTTTCATTGTCGTGGCTAAAAGACTATCTTGAGTACTTAGAAATTAATATTATCCAGTGATGATCATGAAAAATGAACGAGACGATTATAATTATACATATGATGAAATATTCAATGCGCTTAAAGAAATGATTAATGACTATCAAAAAAGGGTTGAAGTAAATGAAGTTTCTAAAAAGACTAGCAAGAAGAATAAAGACGACGCTATTTTATAAATCGTTTGAACAAGATCTTGATGAAGATTGTAATCAAGATTGCTGTTGTGAATATAATATTCTACATAATGAAATTCATATCATAAAAGAGCAGTTGAAAAAAATAGAAAATCTATATCCCGATATATCAAACCTTTCTCAGGAGCTAAAGAGAATTCATGAGAAAGTAAATGGTATTGGTGAATATCTTATTAATACTCCATCTCAAGATGATTATAATCAGCAACTTGTCGATATGATAAAGCATGTATTGCGTGGATATATAAGTAACAATATACGTAAAGATATAAAAGCGGGAGCTGTAAAAAAAAGAGGACGTCCAAAGAAATCTGAATAATTTATGAAGATATAAGTAATATATACAACAACGATCGATCTAAAAATAAGTCTAAATCAAAGTAATTTTAAGGAGGGTTGTAATGGAGCAAATTACACTTAATGCAGAGCATAGACTAACTTTAGATAAATTTTCTCCAAGATGGTATCAGCTCCCAATATGGGATGCAATTGAGAATAAGGGATATCGTAAAGTAATATATATAGCCCCAAGAAGATGTCTTTCTGGAAATACGCATATTACTCTTTTAAATGGGTCGTTTAAATTATTAAAAGATATACAAATCGGCGACGAAATTGTTTCATGGGACGGTCAGGGCTTTGTTAAAGATATAGTAAAGAATAAATGGTCTACTGGAATAAAGAAGACGAAATTAATTAAAGGAAGTAGTGGGTTTCTTCCAGTTATCACGTCAAAAGATCATATGTTCGCAACTGTATATTCTGGGTATAATAACTATACATGGAAGCCAATAGGCCGAACTTCAAATAAGAACTTCTTGCTTAATTATGCCGGATTAAATCAAGGGACATTGTCAGATCCGGAGATGGCAGAATTCTTGGGCTATATGTTATCCGATGGATATGTGGCCGCATATCAACAACCAAAATTCACAAATATAAACTTAGATATCTTAAAGCGAGTTGAAGAACTTGTTTTCAAATTATTTGGATATCAATCTATATGGAGGCCAAAGGGGAAAGGATTTGATTTAGGATTTTCTAATGGTACAAATGGTGGCGGTAAAACTAAAAATAAGATTAAAGAATTTTTTAGAAAATATGGATTAGATGTTTCCAAAAGTGATAGAAGATTGTTCCCATTTATATGGGATTATAATGAAGAATCAATATTAAGGTTTATTACTGCATATATATCTGGAGATGGTAATATCTATTGTCATAAGAATGGCTTTATAGCAAGTGATACTATGCATAGTATACCTCCGGCAATAGAGATAACATTGAGTTGTGGTGTTAGTTATAATATGGCTTGGGATATGTATTGGCTGCTGCGTAAAATTGGGATAGTGCCACAAGTTCCATACTATGAAAAACAAAGTAACTGGAAGATAAAGATATCAAAATCTGATAGTGTAAGAAGAATTCTAACAGCTGTAAAAATATATGGTAAGACAGAGAAACAAGATGAAGCGCTAAGTAAAATAAGTGACTCTACAAAAACTAACAAAATAACTCACGGATGCTTTAGATCTAGTTTCACAATAGCAGATCATTCTGATGAAGAGCTATATGATATTGAAACAACGACATATGGTAATTTTGTTGCCAATGGATATGTTGTACATAACTCTGGAAAAGATATTTCAGCCTGGAATTTAGCCATACGGCAATGTATAAAAAAAGTCTGTTTGGTATACTATTGCTTGCCGACATACACCCATATTCGCAAGGTAATTTTTGATGCCATATCTAATGATGGTATACAATGGTTAGATTATATTCCCAAACAGCTTATAAAGAATGTAAATCGATCTGAGATGAAGATCACGTTCATTAACGGAAGCATCTTACAGTGTATTGGCGTAAAGAACTTTAATACTTCTCTTATAGGTACAAACGCCTATGCCTTAATTCTATCAGAATTCGCGATTATGGAATCTGCTGAAGTATTTAATATGATACGCCCCATTATAGCCGCTAATGGTGGATGGTGCCTTATAGTATCATGTGTTGCACCTGATACCGTAGTTATCACATCTAATGGAATGCGTAAGATATCAAAAGTATCTAGCTCGCGTAAAGAATATACAGATCTTAAAGAGAATATATTTGGTCTTGAAGGATTTCACGCGGCAGAACAATTTTACTATGGGCGCAAGCAAGATACATTAAAGATTACGCTTGAATCTGGTTATCAAATTGAATGCACGCCTATACATCAACTTTGGGATGGAAAGCAGTGGATACCAGCAGATAAGTTAGTAATTGGCTCACGATTACCTATCCAATATGGTCAGGATATATGGCCCGAGAAACAAGCTGATTCAATTGATGTTGATTGTCTTTATTTTATAGGAACGTTAATCCTTGATGGCAGTATTGAGGCAACTCGCGAAACACAAATACATACAGACAATATGTTTCTTGAGTTAAACTGCCGCTATAAGGGAAAGTTTAATAAGATTCTTCGTAAAACTATGAAAGATCTAGGATTAGAGTTTTTAGATAATCCTAGAATGCCGGATGAAGTGTTTAAGTTTAATCGTAATCAAATGATTAGCTTTTTGCGCGGCATATTCGATGTGTATTCAGAAACATATCGCCTTAATCTGAATACATGGGGAAATATCTTTCTTAACTATAAACACCTTAGCTTTTTGCAAGATCTACAGATTATACTTCTTAATTTAGGAATTATTTCCTATGTAGATACCCATGGAAAACTACCTCAACTTACAATTAAAGATCACTTTGCATGGTTATTTTATAAGCTCATAAAATATTCGATTGCGAGTAAGATGACAGAGCAAGAAACTATTCCGATGAAATATAGAAGAGCATCACAGAACCTTTATGATGTTAACCACGATCTTTTAGTTGGATATAATATTCCTGATCACATACAATCTAAATCTATGATGACAAGGTCTGATCTAGAATTGATTAATTCAAAGGCGCAAAATTGGTATTTATATGATCTACTTAAGGAAAAGTTCTATTACTCACCGATAGCCTCAATTGAAGAATCGCGCAATGATGTTTATGACTTTGTGATCCCAGAAACTCATTCATTCTTTTCAAATGGATTCATATCTCATAATACGCCACGTGGGAAGAATCATCTTTGGCATCTAACAAAGATGGCAGAGGCTCTACCAGACTGGTTTGTACTTAAGCAAAAAACATCAGAGATACAACATATACCATATGATATCCTTGAAGATGAAAGGGCCCAGATGGATCCATGTCTTTATGAGCAGGAGTATGAAGTCTCGTTTGAGCGTGGCGTTACCGGATCTTGGTTTGGTAGTTCATTAGATAGACTTCGCAATAATGGTCAAATATGTCATGTGCCACATGAACCAGGATTGCTCGTATACTCAGCATTCGATATTGGCGTAAATGATCCAACCACAATAATATTTTGGCAACAGGCAGGTGATTCAGCAATTATCCGAATAATTGATTGCTATTCTAATTCTGGTGTGGGAATTGACCATTATGTTGGCATTTTACATGATAAATCTAGAGAGCTAGGATATCGGTATGGGGGTCATTTCTTCCCCCATGACATGCGCGTTCGTGAGTTTGGGAATAACGCTATAACACGCGCAACTATGGCTCGTGATCTTGGTATTGAACATACAATACTTAAACAAGTCCATGTTCTTGAAAGTATAGAGAATGCGCTTATGATGTTTCCTAAAGTCTGGATAAATGATGTTAGATGTCAGACGCTTATTGATGCACTAGAGAACTATAAGCGGCAATGGGATGAAAAGAATCAGATGTATTTGCCGGTGCCAGCTAAGTCAAAATGGAATCACTATGCCGATGCTTTTAGATATATGTGCCAAGCTATTCCACTTACAGGAACATATCTTAGGCCGGAAGATTATGATGCGATTAGACAAAGACATCTTAATAGAACGCATCCGGATATGAATATACTTCCTGCGTTTACTAATAAGAAAAGGTCACATTTCTAATGAATGCTAAAGGTAAGATCGAGAAAATGCTTCAAGAAACATGGCCATATAAATTTGATGTGATTGAATTAAAAGGCATGTTGTATTCAGAATATCTTATTAAGTTGGGGGATAGTGATGGTAATATGGCGCGAGCACTTAGAATTCATTATAGAGTTGATGATGATTTAATTAAAGAATTTCGAGAGCTACTTAAAAGATCTATCAATAATTAAAAAAAAACCAGGGCATTGCTACCCTGGATGTAAACTAACCAATTAAGAAAGGAGGTCAATTAGTTCGCATTATAGTAGCATAGTCAAAGGTAATTGCAATGAACGAAATTGAATTTATAATTCTCTGCCAGTCCCCATATTTCCAGAGAATTATAAATGATAGTAAAGAAATAGATAATATGGATTTAAAGTTACTAGATGGTCTTATTATAAGAGCCAAGATCGCTTTAAAACAAATGGATGGGTAATCGTAATAGCAGTACAAGTTTATTATGCTATGGTAAAGGATTAAAGTTATTTAACATAGGGGCCATATAAATGTTAATGCGTACATTTGAAGATCTACCCAATCCTAATGATAGATTTGGATATATAAAAAAAAAATGGGACTCTGATTATCTCGTTAATCAATCCATTTTAGGTATCATGTGGTCAGAAGCGTCTACAAACGCTCGACTAGAATGCGGAGATACTTCTCGCGCTATTGGTTTTGGTATTACGGCAGTACCCGGTCAGCCATCAGCTCAAGTTTCGCTCAATAGGGTTCGTCCAACACTAGGATTTATTGGTGGTTGGCAGCGTAAAAATAGAAAATCAACAATTGTTATTCCGGTAGAGAATGCTTCACAACAAACGGCAGATCAGCAAACACGACTTCTATTAGCATTATATAAAAATGAAAACGTTCAAGAAACTCTTTCTAGATCATTTTATAATGGAGCATGTGTTTCGGGACTAGATTTCCTGCATCTATACTTAGATTTTAGAAACGATCCTGTTAACGGTGATCTAAAAGTTGAGTCAGTTCCACTCACATATATGTTCTTTGATCCGTATTTTAGAAATATGGACTTTTCTGACTGCTCATTTATGACAAGGCGTAGTTATGTCACTCATGCTACAGCTGGATCATTAGTTCCAGATTCTGAATTCGATCGTGTTATGTCACTACAATCAAATGCTATGGGCGTAGGGCGTGATGGAAGATTTCAATATGTTATGGAGAATCAAGGACAGGCTCCTAGAAGCCTTCTGGCATATGATGAATATTATTATCGAGACTATCGTAAACAGCGAATGCTCGTTGATAAGATTAATGGCGACATGCTTGATATATCTTACAATAAGAATGTAGATGTGAATCAGTTTTTATTTGATAACCCAGATGTAGAATTGATTACACAGAATGTCCCAACCGTTAGGCTCGCAATACTAATTCAAGATGACGTATTCTGGGATGGGCATCAACCTCTATTAATAGATGATTATCCATTTGTTGGATCTTACGGATTCTTTAATACTATTATGCCAAGCGTTTACAATAGAATACAATCTGTTGCGTATTCACTTAGAGATGCTCAAATACTTTATAATCAACGTGTAACCCTAACCAGCGACTATATTCAATCTGTAGTAAACTCAGGTTGGATATTTAAAGAAAACGCCATATTGGACGTCAACCATTTATTTCAGACTGGCAATGGAAGAATTATACCAGTTAAGCGCGAAGCTAATATCGCCACTGATGTAGTACAGATTCAGCCGCCACCAATACCAGCAGGATTCTTCCAACTTGGTGAAGTATATGGGCAGCAATTCAATCTTGTTACTGGTGTCAATGAAGAGATGTTGGGTGCGGCGACGCAAGATGTTGCAGCTCTATTGGCTTCATATAGGCAGGGAGCGGGACTTACCACACTTCAAAGCTTATTTGATAACTTTGATTTCACAGTAAAAAGACTTGGTGATATATTCCTACGCGCTATAAAAATGAACTATACGCCAGCAAAGGTTAAAAGAATACTTGGCGGTGAAGAACTATCTCCATACTTTTATGATAAAGAATTCGGCAAATATCAATGCCAGGTTCAACTTGGATTTGATACAGAAAGCCAAAAACAAATGGCATTCGCTCAAATTGTTCAGCTTAAGCAACTTGGGTATGATATCCCAGCATCTTATGCCATAGGCGAAGCTGCGCTTCAAAATAAAGATAAACTTATGCAGTTCTTCCAGCAGCAGGAACAGGCGCAATCACAAGCACAGCAAGTTGCTAGTCAAATGCAGATGCAAGAAGCTCAGGCTCGTATTGAACTTACGCAAGCTACGGCTATGGCCAATAAGGGCATGGCAGCAGAAAGAATATCGCGCATTGAGGATAACAAGGCCCAAGCTGAGGAAAGAAAATCTAAGGCGGTTAATGAAGATTATGAAGCAATACTTAACTATGCTAAAGCATTGCGAGAACTTGAATTAATCGAAGCGGACATTAAGACAAGGGATATAGCACATCTAGAAAATTTGCTAAGATTGAAACGCGAAGAAAAAGAGCCTGATCATAACGATCAGCAATCTATATAACCAGGGAGACCTACTATGGAAAAATACGTCAAAATGAACGGACGTAAATCGCCCATCATGATCAAGGATGACTTTAGTGCTCCATCACTATGTCCTCGTCAAGCCGTAGATAAATATTGGCCAAGCGATAGCTATCCATTAACAGGATCAGCTGCTAAGGATCTATTTTCTGGTGTTCAAGACACTATGAGATATGACGGTCGTGAACTACGTAAAGCATTTAAAATATCAAAAGTTTAATTGTTTAGAGGGGCTTCGGCCCCTTTTTGAGGTTACAATGCCAGGAATGATTAGGACCAATAAGAAATGTATGAAGATTGCATATGCAATTTTAAATACACCTAAAGATTTTAGACAGGATCACAACAAAAAGCCTACTGCTAAACAGATTAAATCTTGGATGGCAGACAGGGTTGGCGCTCAATAATCATATTTCTATTAACTTAAATCAAGCAGTAGTTTTGTATCCTAAGTACAATGTCCTAGCTATTGCATGACTATAGTATTAATTTATTTACCTAAGGAACACCATGGCAAAGAAAATGATGGGAAGAAGAAAATTTGCGAAGGTAATGAAGGAATTCGAAGAAGGGCAATTGCATGCATCTTCCAAGGTTGGTCCTGTAGTTACTGAGCCTAAGCAAGCTGTTGCGATAGCTTATTCAGAAACAAAACGAAAGAAAAAGAAAAAAAAGATGAAGTCTAAATAGTAATTAGAAAGCCCGGGTAGGCATGCGGGCCCGCCCGGGTATGGAGTTAGTATGCTGCAAAATAAAATAGAAAAGAAAAAAACAGTCGGACAGATGATTGCTGAAGTTAATGCACAGGAAGATGAGCATTTCTGGCAGAATTATTGGGATTTTAGGCCTTATAATAGTAATGATCTCTGGAAGGCTATTAATGAAACGGTCAATATACATAAGAAATTCCCAGTTCATGAGAATAAAGACTTTTATGTTGATATAGCGCATATAAAAGAAGCGGGATTAAGAAAGCCAGTTAATAAAATTATGACAAAGATAGATTGCCCAACTCCTGTATATGCCCAGTCCGTATTTAAATATCATCATCTTACTGGAACATTAGAATTTCTATGGACATTGCCCACTAAACAAAGTGTAGATGAGATCGTAGCAAATCCCGGAGCATATCAATTTGATAAAGAATATGGACGAACGCCTAAATTCGCTATACTTTTTGCACGTGGCGATCTTGATAAATGGGTTGATAAGGAAAATGGCAATAAAATTAATAACGTAGTCATAAAACTAAAGAAGGATGAAGAGAATGGATGAAACATTAAAAACACAACCAGAAGTAATTGAAGAAGCGCAACAAAGTCAATCCGATAAGAACTTTAGACTTTTAAGGGACAATTATGAGAAGGCACAACAACGTCTTCAAGAATTAGAACGAGAAAGACAAGATCGACTCAGTGCTCCTCAATACCAACAGCCACAATATCAGCAGCCACGTCGCGATGAAGATCATGACATTGATGACGAAGGCTATGTTTCAGGTAAATATTATAAGGAACTGACAAAAAAAGTTAGAGAACAAGAGCGTAAGAATCAAGAGATATCCGAACATCTAGCTCGTATGCAAGAACAAAATATACAAGCATCCGCAGAAGCTAAACTTAAGTCGCAGCATAGTGATTATGCGCAGGTAGTTACTTCAGAGAACATGAGAACTCTTGCAGCAATATCCCCAGATGATGTAGAGGCTATTGCTAATGCAAAAGACTGGTATGCAAAAGGCAAACTAGCTTATATGGCTTTAAGACATAACGGGATTGCCCAAACACAGGCATCATATGCAGAACAAAAGCTTGAAGAAAATAGAAATAAGCCCAAATCAGTTGCATCAGCTCCGGCAAAATCTGCAGCTGGAGGAGCGCTTGGATTCATCGAGAATTATGATACACGCCGTATCATATCTGACTCAGATCGTGAACGCATTCAAAAGAAGTTACAATTGATGCGCGATCAGGCTAACCAATAAAAATATAATATGCTAATATAACCAAGTCATTTCTTTGTGTGACGAATTAGTTTTTGGGACGAGGGGTTATGCCTCTCGTCTTTTTATTTAGGGCTATGATACGATATCTCTTAATGCTATATTCTATGTGCCGTATCGAACCTCGCAAGTTCATGGTTGTATAGACACTCGCCATGTCAAGGCTGTATGACTGTTCGCCAAGTCATGGACGTACACGGGCTTACTCGTCCAAAGCTCAAAATAGTTCTAACTTTTTGAGGGCGCGAAATGATAACTTCCCCAAATACTTTACCGCCAGAGATTCAAGCTACATGTGACGACGTGATGTTAGCCATCCGTACGCCAAACTTGATTTATCGTCTTGCGGCTATGAGAAAAAGATTACCTGCAAAGGGCGGCGACACACTTAGAATGCCGCGCTATGACAGACTTCCAACCAATCCAGTTCCATTATCAGCTGATGGTGCACCGATTCCAGCAACTGCATTGACACGCGTTGATATTGATGCCACAGTAAGTCTATATGGACAATATGTGGCGCTGAACCAGCGTGTAGTTCTGCAAAACCAGGATCTTGTACTAGCAGAAACTGCTGAGTTGCTTGGATTAGCCATGAGAATGACCGAAGATCAGCTTTCACGCGATGTATTAGTTGCTACAGCATCCTATTACAATTGTGCAGGCGGTAATAACGGTGATTCGCCAACTAATATCAACCCTGCCGATTTACAAGAAGTAGCTTCCATACTTCTTACTAATGATGCAATGAAGATATTAGATAAAAAAGAAGGCGAAGATCGCTTTGGAACCGGACCAATTCGTGATGCTTTCATTATGTTAGGCCATACCAGAGCATCTAAAGATCTTAATAATCTGCCAGGATATATCCCTAAATGGAACTATGCTAACCAGCAATCTACATTAGGTTCTGAGCATGGTAGTTTTGAAGACTTCAGATTCTTTATATCTTCTGTGGCTTCAATTGATCCCAATGCCTCAGCGCTTGGTAATGATATTTATAACTGGTCAGCGATTGGTTATGAATCTTATGTTTGCGTAGAGCAAGATAATTTTAGTGCTAGATTCTTATATCGACCACCAATCTATTCAGACGCTCTTTTCCAGAATGTTACATGCGGATATGTCTTCGGTGACGTCACTCGTGTGGTTAATGACCTCTGGTGTCTGACCGTTGCAACAACTTTAGCTTAAGGAGATAACGATGTCTGTTGTTCCTAATGGTACCTTTTCAGGACGGTTCGTTTCTGATGGTACGCCAAAATTCATTCAACTTCCTATGGGTTGTGACTGGATGGAAGTTCAAAACCAAACCGTATCATACGCTGCTGGCGCAGATACGGGCGCAGAATTTAGATGGGCTCTTGGAGATGTACAAGGCCGTGGTACTATTTATAATAAAACTACGACCACTAATGCATTAACCGTTGGCCAAATCGCTGCTAATTCTGGATTCTTTTTACAGAATACTACAAGTAATATACCAGGCGCTCCAGTAGCGCTTACAGCTATATCAAATGCGACACCTCCGCTTGTTAGCACTGGCAATACAGCAGGACTTATAGCAAATGAATCTGTGGTAAGAATATATAATACTATCGGTGCTCAGCAACTTGGTGGTATGGATTTCACAGTTGGTACAATTGTTGCTAATACAAGTTTTACATTGGCATATGCTGATAATATAGTTGCGGCTACAAATGGTACTTACCGTATTATTCCTTACAACCCTTATTGGTATCCATCAACTCGTATGATTACGAAGATTACACAAGCTACACAGGCGATTGTAACTCTTGCGGTAACTAACATATATACAATTGGACAAAGAATTACATTTGTTATTCCTACTATTACAGCAACTGCATATGGTATGACTGAACTTAATGGCGTTACTGCAACTATTGTAGCTGTTGGCGAAGCTGATGCTGATGGTATCACGAATACAATTACTGTTGACGTAGATACAACCTCCTTCACTCCATTTGCATTCCCACTTACAACTGACTACCCAGTAGGGCGCGCAGTTATAGTTCCAGCAGGCATGAATACTGCTGAGGCGAATGCTCAAAATGTGAATCCATTTAAAGACTCACAAATTAACCAAGCTTCAATTGGAATGCTGCTCATGGCCGGAACAGGTTCCCCAGCTGGTGTTAATAATGACGTTATTACTTGGGTTGCAGGTAAATCCTACAATCAATAATACATAGAGAGAGAAGCTTCGCTTTATGACGAGATAAGGGCAAGTCATTCTTGCCCGGTCTCATAACCGAAAAGGATGATTATGAAAGACAAAAAACTATCAACAGACTTTATCCCTGCGCCAGCACCAATACAAGAAAACGGTGGCGCTATGAGAATGGCTGCAAAAAAGAATTTAGACGGATCACTTCGCAGCAGAAATAATATGACACCTGAAGAAGGTAGAGCTAAGATTCTAAGAATGCGCGAACGTGATTCTGAAATGGTAACTGGTATATTTAGAAATCTTGAAAGGCGTGGCGGAACAGTTAAGTTTACCATTAAGCTTCATGATTATGAGCCTGAAACATATACTTTGACCGATGGCACTATCTATCAATTGCCACGTGGAGTTGTCCGTAGATTAAACCAAGGATGCTTTACAGTTGAATATGTTCCGTTAGTTGGAGCTAATAAATTAGGTATTGATGTTGAAATTCAAGGTGGATATTCAGATGGCAGATCTTCGGCTCAAGATAAGTTACATGTTAAAAGGAAAAACTATCGATTTGCATTTGATAATACTGAATTCTCACTTGATGATATAGGTAGAAAACAAGATATAATCGAAGTAAGTTACTGAGGTACATATGCCGCATTATTCTTCTGTTAGGTTCCCTACCTATCAACCGGCAATGAGAAATATTTTAAGTATTACAAATACTGATCCAATTATTGTGACAACAACGTTTGATGGTATTACTCCTGGTGATAATAGTTATAAATCTGGATTAATAGTGCGGCTTTATATACCTCAATATTTTGGGATGCCAGAAGTTAATCATGCTCAAGGAACTATTACCGTTTTGAGTTCTTCACAATTTACTATGCCTATAGATGGAACGAGATTAGAGCCATTTTCTATCCCATCTGATCAGCCAGGATCTCTATATACTCCAGCGCAAGTAGTGCCAATTGGTGAAGTAACTCAACAGTTTGATCAAGCGGTAAGAAACGTTTTACCTTATCCATAATATGAAGGATAAACCATGGCAACAAGTACTCTATTAGATATCAAGAAGTTAGTGCGAGATTTAACTCGTATGCCAACTATTAACCAGCTTTCAGATGCGGATCTTGAAGATTACATTAATACTGTATATCTATTTAATTTCCAAGGAGTAAATGCATTATTCCCACTAAGAAAGGTAGTAACTTTTTATACACAACCTAATGTTGATGTATATGAGACAACGACTGTTGATGTTACAGACCCACTTTATGATTTTAAAAATAGGTATCCAGTAGTTCATAGGCCTATCTATATTGCAGGTGTTATTGCATTCTTTACCGAATGGCGTACTGAATTTTATGCGAATTATCCTCAGACTAATTTTAATTTTGATACATTACTTAGAGGTGATGGTACCGTTGGCCCATTTATTGGGACTCTCGTTCAAAGACCTGCTCTTCAAAATAGTGTAGTTTTCTCATGCCTTGATTTATCTGATACTGCTATGGTTGTAGTTGATACGCCCGTTGATAATATTACAGGCATTCTAAGCAAGCCAAATGATCAGGCTAACCCACTTGGCTCTATAAACTATATTACAGGCGCATTCACGCTCAGTTTCCCTGCAGCTACTAAAATAGGCGCGCCAATAAATGGAACAACGATAGGATATGCTGCAGGAATCCCAGTTCAAATATTATTCTTTGAAGATAAGTTCACTTTAAGACCGGTGCCAGATAAAGTTTATACTGTTCAAATAGAGGTTGATGCGCGTCCTACTGAAATCATGAATGATGCCGATATACCTCTACTTAAGCAATGGTGGCAATACATTGCAGCCCTTACCGGTAAATATATAGCAGATCGACGAGGCGACTCAGAAATGAGAGCTCAGATTGAACCATATCTTAAAGAACAAGAGGACTTGGTTAATCGACCAACATTAAGTCAAAAAGCAGAAATGCGTTCACAGACTATATTTACTCAAGGCGGCCCACGCATGTGGAACTGGTTTGGTAGATGGCCTTATTGAGGAGTATCATGGCATTCGATAAATTTCTCATAGCTCCATATGAAGTAGGAGCGGGTTTACAGACCAATAAGCGACCTTGGCTTATAGCAGATTATGCTTTCGCACAACAAGTTAATATGTATACATATCGATCTCGAACCATCAAGAGATTTGGTACGGAATTAATGGTTCCAACAAGTCCACCGACGCCGTCAACCCCACAACTTCAGTCGCGCGTTGGTATACAAGTTGGCACAATTACTGCCGGAGCACTTGCCGGAACGGTGCCCGGTAGTTCATTCCATATAGGACAAGCATTCTCAGTTGGCAACTCTATGTTTACCGTTTATATAGATTTAGGTGGCGCCCAGCAGATGCTTAGAACTGATGGCATAGTAGCAGTTGCAACATATAATATTGCAACTGGTGCGTTTAATATTGCCGGATCGCTAGCCGCAAATGGAACGCCAGTTATATTTTATCCAGGCAATCCAATACAGCATATTGCCACTTGGGAACTTGGGGCCGGATTACTCGGTGAGCCCGTCATCGCCTTTGATACACAATTCGCCTATCAATGGGGATCTACTGGTTGGAGAAGGTTGGGAAATACTACCATACCAATACCAAAACCTGGATTATGGTCTGGAACAGAACTTAATTACTATTCAACAACAACCTATGTTGGGCAAGGTGGAGTGGCCCCATTCTTTTGGGTTGTTAATGATAATCCTGCTGATGGCATTCAATATCTTGATAACACATCGGCATGGAATCAAATATTTCCAGCAATTAATGGTGGCGGTGATTATATTGAAAGTGCTAGATTTATTTTAGCTTATCAGAATAGATTGCTTTTGCTTAATACACATGAGTTTGTTGGTGGATCATCTACAACTTATAGGAATAGAGCCCGATGGTGCGCTATAGGAAATCCATTGGGCGCAACTTCATGGTATGATGGTCCTGATGTTGGCGTGAATGTATATGGCGGATTCTTTGATTGCTTAGGAACAGAAGAAGAGATAATCGCATGCGAGTTTATTCTTAATAGATTGATCGTATATTTTGAAAAAAGCACTTGGGAATTAGCATATACTGGATCTGATTCTTCGCCATTCGTATGGAGAAAGATTAATACTGAACTAGGTGCAAATGCACAGAACTCTACTATACCATTCGATCAACAAGTATTAACTTTCGGCAACGTTGGAATTCATGGGTGTTCTGGTGTATCTGTATTTAGGATTGATGAAGCAATTCCTGACTTAGTATTTGATATAGAAAATGAACTTATTAATGGTGAATCTTTTAGAACAGCTGGCATAAGGGATTACTTTAGAGAAATGGCCTATTGGGCATATGTTTCAGCGGATGAAGCACAAAATACGCTGAATAGATTCCCAAATAGAGTTCTTTGTTATAACTATGTAACCAAAAACTGGTCATATAATATTGATACATTTACTGCCTTTGGGTATTTCCCGCCCATTCAAGGATCTAGCCAGGCACAACGAATTCTAGCGGGTAACCAGGAAGGATTCATTCTATTTATTAATGGTGATACGCATAGAAATGCGCCATCGCTACAGATAGATAATATAACAAGTACAGCTGGTTTAATTACACTGCAGATTCATGATAATAACATAGTTCCACTAAACTTTACGCTTAATATGTCGACCTATGTTGTTCTGGAAAATATACATGGAACAAGCGAAATACTAGCACTTAATAATCGTATATTCAGAGTTGTATCTGTAACGGTAGATACGATAAGTCTATTTAATGCTGCAGGACATGTGCTTGCTGGTATTTATATTGGTGGTGGAACGGTTGCTCAAGTAAGTAACTACGATCTGCTTTCTAAAGAAATGAATCCATATGCAGAGCAAGGAAAAAATGTCTATGTATCTAAAATTGAATATCAAGTTGATAGGACCGCATTGGGTGAAGTAACTATAGATTATTATACTTCAACTTCAACAGCGGATACTCGATTAGGTTCGATCGTAACGGGCGCCATTATGGGTACATGTATCCTAGATACTTATCCATATGCAGCATATCCACTTGAAGCGACATCTACTAGAATATGGCATCCAGTATATTTCCAATCTGCGGGTGAGTTTTTACAGTTCAGAATTTATATGACAGATGCGCAGATTACAAATCCAGCGATTGCTTTTAGTGATCTACAAATTCACTCAATGCAAATATATGCGGCTAAGCAGGGGAGATTGCAGTAATGGCATTTCCTCCACAATTGCCTGGTGGGCAATATCTTCCGACAACTCCCTCATATACATTGCAAGAGATATATGAGGCAACGGGTAAAAATACATCCCTGCAGAATGTGTTTGTCAAAGTGTATCAGGATGAGTCTGATATTCTTCAATCTTTAAATAATAAGATCACAGGACTATACACCCTTGAAGAATATCAGACTGGCGCACTTTATTTTGCAAATCCTGCATATAACTCAACAACCGCAAACCGCCCTATGTTACGTAATGTTTTTAGAAAAACTATTAATACTGGACAGCTGGCTAATACTGGAACAACTATAATTCCTCATAATTTCAATTGTAATAGTGCATATACACTAGTATTTATTGGAGGTGCGGCAACAGATAATACAGGTTTGAATTATATTAGTCTCCCCTATGCATCTCCAACGCTTGCGTCTAATATTGAGGTCAGAGCTGATGCGACAAATATTTATATAACTACAGGTTCTAATAGAAGTAACTTTAACTTGAGCCAGATAGTGCTTGAGTTTATTAAAAGCTAGGGGATACAATGGCATCATGGTGGGATAATCTAGTAGGCAGTGATAATCAAATTGAAAAGGTTCAAACCCAAACGCCACAAGTACAGCAATTACTTGCTCAGTTAGGTCAAATACTAGGACCAGCATTACAAAATCAATCAGGATTCTTGGGGCAACAACAATCTCAAAATTATTCTGCGGGAGCTCCCCAAGCATTTAACTTTGCGCCTATAGCACGCGAAGCGCGACAGAATTTCATGAGCGAAACGTTACCAAGCCTAGCGGAACGATTTAATGCAGTCGGAGCATTTGGTGGAAGCGGATTTAGAAATGCAGCATTAGGACAAAGCAAGCTTTTAGATCAAAATTTAGCGTCACAACAAGCTAAATACGACTTTTTAGGCAACCAACAAAATGCACAAAACTACTACCAAGGTGCACAGCTAGGGCAGAATGAACGCGGGCAGCAATTAGCGGCACTACAGAATCTATTAAGTTCGCTTCTGGGAACACAACAATTTGCCAATGTAACTAAACAGGGACAAATAGGTTTATTACCATCGGTTTTGCCAACAATAGCAAACGCTGGAATAGGATACGCGCTTGGTGGTCCTACTGGTGCTCTAACAGCAATAGGTGGTCAATTTGCTAAAGATATAGCGAGGTCTTAATATGAATTTCATACCTTCAAACCCGGGATGGGGATCATTAATTGGTCAAGGAATTAACCAAGGGCTTTCAGCTCTAGCCGAGAATAAATTGCGATCAATGACTCAAGATAGAAAAAAAGAAGGCCTTAAGGCTTTGGGATTTAATAGCGAACAAGTCCAGGCATTGTCAGGTTTAAGCGATTCAGCACTCGGGCCAATCATTAAACAACAAATGGCTCAGCCATCAAGTGATTACTTCCAGCAACAACTTGGCGTACTGCCAGCTGAAAGTAATTATGGTCAGGCTAGCTCCTCATCAACTTCTAATATAGATCAGCCAGATCAAAATAAAACTTCAGCCATTCAATCAAGCGCGGGGACCCCATTAGCCGGTACACAGACAAAGGAAACTATTCCCGCAGAAGTTAAAGTCAAAGAAACTAATAAAAAAATAGTACCACGACTTACAGATAGGCAAGCTGAAGTATTAAGCCAACAAAAGTTAAAAAAAGAGGCTAATGAGCTTAAGGCTACCGATATGGCTATAAAACATAGCGAACCATATCAGAAAAAGGCTGAGGCATCTGAGCGAAATCTAAGTGAATATGAAACAATCGAAGAAATGCTAAATAAAGATGAGTTATTCACAGGTAAAGGACGAGCACTCGCACGCGATTTAGGCATTGAGGATTATGTTAATAGCCCTATGGATGAATTAGCTCAAAAGATATTTGCTCGCTTAGGATTAAACGTAGCTTCAGCATTCCCTAGCGGAACTAAACTTAATCAGTTTCTAGAGAAGTCATTTCATAAAACCGTGCCTGATCTTTATAAAACAAAAGAAGGCATTAAGGCGATACTTTCATCTGCTAGAGCATTTGATAAAATAGCTGTGCTTGAAAATAAAACCAGAAGAGATCTGCTGCGCGAGAATAAAGGCGTTTGGTCATTTGATATGGCAGATCGCATAAAAGAAGCTACTAAAGATAAAGCTGCGAAAATTGAAGAAGAATCGCGTAATCAAATAAGACAATATGCTAGTAATGAGGCTCAACAACAATTACTTAGTAAGTCAAAAAGTATTGGTAAAGTTTCTGCGCTTCCAGATCCGAAATCAGCTAATCCTAAAGTTGGCTATAAAGATCCTAAAACTGGAAAGCTAATGGTCACTAATGGTAATGAATGGGTTGAATATGGAAAATAATCAATATGAAGCTTTTGATTTAGCGGATATATCTAAGCCAGAGAACGTAGAAACTACGGGTCAACGATTATTAAGGGGCGGAGCAAGATCAGCTTCGCGTGTAGCCGAAGCAGCTCTTGGGCTTCCGGGCGACATAGCTTCTGGAGCATTAGGTCTCACTAATATGGGAATTGAGAAGTTGACTGGGTCCCCATCTCCGTTGCCAGCAGAACAAAATATATGGCCAACAAGCCAAAATCTTAAAGATGTAACACGCGATGTTATAGAGAAGCCATTGCTGCCAGAAGGATACCTGCAGCCACAAGGCGAGACTGAGAAATTCTCAGATATGGTTCTATCTGATTTAACACAATTAGCTATCCCACTTAAGGGTAAACTCCCATTAGGGAGGGTATTGGCAGGATCTGGCTTAACATCATTAGCTGGCAATTTAGCCAGTGAAGCGTCTAAGGCGCTTGGGGATATTAAGATACCATATGCGAACATCAATATACCAGCCGGCGAAAAACGAGATGCAGTTATTAAGGGCGCTACAATGCTTTTAAGCTCTTTGGCTGGCCCAACTGGATTGCGCGCCTTGAAAGATCACAATTATAATCTTGCAGATCAAGCACTTGCTGAAACTGATTTAATTAAAGTTACCCCGAAACTTGAACAGACCGTTGACGCATTAAGTGGTCTTAAAAAAAGAGGTCTATTAAGTAAGGATATTGAAAAAGGATTTGAGCCATTCTTAAAGGATTTAAAGTCTGGAGATATAAAAGCTAAAGAGCTATGGAATTTCGCCGTAAATCTTGGTGAATGGACCCATGGTACTACTTCTAGTGGGAATCTAACAAGAGTAGCAAAAGCTCAATTAACAGAGGCAACTAAAGCATTAAAAACTAGCCTTACCGATTGGGCTAAGACTAATAATAAAGATTTCTATAAAGCTATTAATATTGCCGATCCATTAAATAGATCTATTAATGCAACCATTCCAGTTATTGATACAATGTCAAAGCACTTGAATCCTAAAAATTTAACGCCGGCATCAGCATTCCTATTGGGAGCTCAGAATCTTATAGGTACAGCTGGATTACTAAAGGGCGCAGGAGCAGCAATAGCTACGCGTGAAGGCGCTAGGGCTCTTAATGCACTTGCACATAGCCCTGAAGCTCGTAGGCTATACGGATCAGTAGTGTCAGCTGCATCAGCAAAAGATATAGCTAAGATGAATAAGAGTGCTGAAAGGCTAGGTAAAGTTATATCGAATTCATCGGTTCCAGAAATGCCCGAAACTAAAGATTCAGATATGTTTGAAGCATTTCAATTGCCTTGATAGCTAATGTAGCAATAGTAGCAAATGAAAGAATAACGCTGATCTCAAATAAGTGCGTATATTGGATAAATTTCATTTTGTGCCGTTCATTTGTATAAGATTATCAATAAACATAATTATAATACTTCTGATTGTTACATTATGTTCTAATGCATATCGTTTAAGCGCCATATGTTTTTCCTGTGGAAGATTAACCGCCAATCTTCCAACTTCTTTATGTTCCATAGTACTCCTTGGTATTTATTATAATTATACACATATGCACAAATGTGTCAAGTATTATCTTTATCTTTTCTCAGTGCTTTGTATATTGCCCGCATTAGCCATAGATTCATGGATATTAATTGTTGAGCAGCATCTATTTTTATTGCACGATGTACTTCTTGATCAATATCAAATGAGATCTGCGTTCTCTTCTTTGTCATAATTCTCCTAACCGCTAGATTTCTAGTGGTATTTATATCATATGGGCTCTCATAATTCCAGTGGGATAACTATAATGGGCTTAATTAATTTTATCCTTTAGGAGTTTACTTATGGCAAATTTAACAACAAGACGGAATCAATCTCCAGCCTTAAGGCAAGCATTTGCATATATACCACCATTAGCATATGTAGATGTAAGAGATCCAATTAATGGCAGAGATGTAGCAACATATGGCCAACAATGGATTAACTCGGCTTCTGGCACAACTTTCTGGTATATAAATGAAGTAACTAAAACTTGGTCTCAGGGCTTAACATCTACTGGAACTGCGGGTGATTTCGCAACTCTTAATGTAACGACAACAATAACTGCGGGAACCGATATTACTTCAACTGCTGGAGATATTGTTGCTGATGCGGGAAATATAGAGGCAATTGCGGGTTCAATTGTAGGGCAATCTATTTATTCTGCAGGCGATCTTGGTGGAGTAGTAACTACGAATGCATTTACTAATGTAGTTAATACGACTCAGGGCGCAGGTGCTTTAAGTATCGTATCTACAACCGCAAATAGTGGCACAAATACTGGATTTATTAAGGGATATGTCGGAACAACTACAGTATATATACCGTATTTCTCAAATATTGCTCCATAACTTTAAAAGGAATCTATATGAAAATGAATTTACTATCTTTATTGGTATTATCCTTATTCTTTGTCGGTACAACTGAAGCTTTCTGGTTAAGAAAGCCCACGCGCAAAGAGATTATCTATCTTAAAACAAAAGCATTTTTTGGTAATAAGTTAACGATTAGTGCTCTATCGATGTCTGCTGGAGTTTGCGCCGTTTTAGCATTACAACGGTATCAACAATATGCTCAACAAAACAGACTTGGAAATCTTTTTCAACAACACGCAGGTAACGGGAATTAATTTAAATATTAATATCACGGGATATATAACACATCATCAAGGAGAACAATGAACGTAAGAAACTATATATCATTTGAGTTTGAAAAAAACGGAAAAATATTTAAATTCCAAGCAATACCCGGGGCGACTTTTTCTGAAACTATTGAATGCTGTGTAGAGTTTATGACTCACTTAAAGAATACAGAAGCGCGGCATAATCAAGAAGCTTTAGCAAAACAAGCAGAAGAATCACAAGTCATAGAGCCCATTATGCCCTTACAGGAACAAGTAAATGTTAGTTAATAAAGCTGGAGCTAAGGCGCAGGCCATACCAGTAAGCATATTTAACTCAGCATCATTAACTGGTGTATATCAGTTAATGAATGCCAGTGGAACAACTGCTGCTTGCTATTTGCTATCAATTTCAAACGGTAGCAATGTTGATGTAATAATATCATTTGATGGCATTACGGATCATTTTTATATTGTAGCTGGAAGAAGTGAGCCACTATATGGAATCCTAAATCAGGTAACATGGCCAAAGCATCAGAAGGTTTATATTAAACAATCTACAGCTGCGGGCGTCGGTAAAATTGCGCTTTCAGGATTATATTCAATATAGGTGATAAATGGCAAATTTAAGCGCAATACGTATCAGATATGAGCCACTTAGGGTATTAGCATTTGGAGACATTTCTACTACATATGAGATTGTTGGAACGCCATTTCAGAATCCAATTAGGCTTATTAAATTCATTAATGAAACTAATCAAGGCATAACGATTTCATTTGACGGTGTTTATGACTATGACTATATTCCTGCGGGGTCTGGTCAAGTATATGATTATTGTACTAATAAAAGCGATCAAGGTGGATCATTAGAACAATCAGAGTTTGATCGTGTATATGTGAAAACAGCAAGCTCTCCAACAAGTGGATCCGTTTATGTGACCTGCATTTACGCTTCGGTACGATAAGGAGAAAAAATGTCACAAATATTAAAATTCGGAGCGGGCTCGCCAATTCCACCTGGAACATATGTACAGTCTTTAACTGGAGACCTCGGCGGCACGGTTCCTGCAGATATTTCGGGCAATATAAACGTCATAACAAATGTCGCTGCAAATAATTCTGGAGCTACTGTAGAAATTACTGGAAATCCGGGAACCTCTACATTGACGCTCAATGTAACTGATGTAAACAATAATACATTAATAGGTAAAAGTTCTGGAAATGCTACAGTTTCAGGTTCTGATAATGTTGGCATTGGACATAATACTCTTAATCACTTAACATCTGGACAATATAATATTGCTATAGGATCATTAGCTCAATCTGCTAATGCTGTTACAGGAAATTTTAATATTGCCGTCGGTGGTAATTGTCAAACCCTTATAACATCTGCAGCTCGCAATGTAGCAGTTGGCGTATCGGCTCATTCAGATCTCACAACGGGTGTATATAACGTCGCCCTTGGTGATAATGCGATGAACGGAATAACAACTGGATTTTATAATGTAGCTGTCGGAAAGGATGCGGGTAATAATGCGATTTCTGGCGGCGAGACTAGTAATATTTATATAAATTCTCGTGGTTCAAATGGGGTTTCTAATTCATTAAGAATTGGAGAAGCAACTGGAGTAGGGCCTCAAGAATTATCTACGGCCTTTATTTCCGGAATTTCTGGGGTTGTAGTTGCTAACCAATTAGCAGTTGTTATAGATAGCGTCACTAATCAATTGGGCACCATACCGGTTCCTAGTGGCGGATCGACTACATTTGATGCTGATTCAGGAAGCGCGGCACCATCCGCAGGCGTTGTGAATGTTCTAGGGGGCACTTCGGTTGGAGGAGTGGCAACTAATATTAATACAATTGCATCTGGAAATACAATTGAAGTATGTTTAAATAATAATATTAATATGCCGGCTACTAATGCTGCTGGAACGGCTGGAGTATTCCAATATGGTGGGACTCGCTGGATATCGCAACTTGGTTCATCTAATACCTTTGTTGGTGAAAATTCAGGTAATTTTACTATGAATACTGGCGTTTGTTCCTTTAATGTTGGTATCGGGCCCTCAGCTTGTTCTGGGCTTACTACTGGAACTTTTAACGCGAGCGTTGGATATGCAGCATTGCAAAATGTTACAAGCGGGCAATATAACTCTGGATTTGGCTCGCAAGCCCTTAATGGCTTAACAAGTGGATTTTACAATGTAGCAGTGGGACAGGGGGCTGGATTCCGCATCCAAACTACTAATGGCAATACGGTAGTTGGCTGGGAGGCTTTAGCAAATGCTGTTTCTCCATCAAACAATATAGCGTTAGGTAATCAAGTAGCCATTAATTATACTACGACGGAATCTGATAATATTATTATCGGAAATACATTTGGGACTATAGGAGAAAACCGCGTAATGCGGCTTGGCAATGATGGTTCTGTAGGATCTTCAACTACATCTACCTTTGTTTCGGGTATAGCTGGCGTTACTGTTTCTAACCAATTAAATGTTGTTATTGATAGCGCTACTGGCCAATTGGGAACTAATGCCCCACATGTTATTACTGGTTATGTAGTGGCAAACGCAACTCCCTTTGTAGTGGGCGCAAACGATTATTATATTACGGTTGATACTTCAACTATCGCTATAACAATTCAGCTACCAAATGCCCCGACAACTTATAGGTCATTTATTATTAAAGATTCTGCGGGTAATGCATTCTCTAAAAACGTAACTGTAACGACTGTTGGCGGAGCTGTACTCCTGGATGGCGCTACAACATATGTAATGAATACAAATTATGCTTCCATACAGCTTCTTTGGGACAGTTTTGGATATCAAATATATTAAGGATAAATTATGGGTTTTAAGAGTGGCAAAGTAGAAGGTGTCGTAGCCTTAAATACTTCTACTGCCGGAACAACATCAATAGGAACTGGCACTAATACTGGTACTATAAACATAGGAAATACTTCATCTGCTGCAGTTGCAATTGATTGCGGTACGGCTGGAATAACTGTAGGAACAACAGCTAATGCTCATGGAACTACAGTTGGATCAACTAACTCAACTTCTAGCACAACATTACAATCGGGATCTGGGGCTTTAGCAGTCACAAGCACCAACGGAACTTTAACTATTAATTCTGGAACTGGCGCGCTTTCAATTTCAAGTGATGCCTCAGCGACGACGGTCAATATAGCAACAGGTGGAGCTGTTAAAACTTCCACATTCGGCAGTACTAATAGCACATCGGCAACAACCGTACGATCTGGAAGTGGGGCTCTAAATGTTACCTCAACAAACGGTGCATTAACAATAAATTCAGGGACGGGTGTATTGGCAATTAGTAATGATGCCTCAGCAACTACCGTTAATGTAGCTACGGGTGGAGCGGTTAAAACATCTACTTTTGGCAGTACGAATAGTACATCAGCAACAACAGTACAATCTGGGTCTGGAACATTATCACTTACTGCAACTAATGGAGCAATAACTGCAAATAGTGGTACTGGTACAGTAAGTATCTCAACTGATGCTACAAATAATACGCTTAACATTGGAACTGGTGCTGGAGTTAAAGCAGTTACTTTGGGTAGCACTAATAGCACTTCAAGTACTACTATAAACTTTGGTGGTAGTAGCGGATCTGCGTTATCAACATTTGTTGATTGGACAAGTTGGACTCCAACGTTAGTTGGTGGAACAACTGCAGGAACAACAACATACGGCACACAGTTTGGTATATACTCACGCATTGGCAACATAGTCGTTGCACAATTTACTATAACGTATACTGCAGCCACAGGAACGGGCAATATGGTTCTTGGTGGACTGCCACTTACAATTAATAACAGCGCGTCTTATCTGCCTGATGGCGACATAGTAATAAGTTCAGCCGGAACTTCATGGCCTGCAGGAAGAACCAGTCTTGTAATAGAGGGCGTACCCAATACCACAACTGCTTTAGTGATTTCAAGCGGTTCAGCTGTAGGCGCTTCTGTGGTACAAATAGCCAACACAAGTGCAAACATCCGCGGCACACTTATCTATAGAGTTTAGGAGCAATTATGTCTAATTTAGGAACTGCTGGCATATCGCCACTAAGAGATCACGTAAACGGCGTTCGGGCGCCGCAACCACCAGATTTATTTATTAATAGGGGCAGGAGAAAAGATGTCTAATAAACTAGGTGCAACGCTCGGGCAGGCCTATAGAGGCACTCGAGCATTTCAGCCGCCAAACTATGAATTTAATGATGTTAGAACGCCAGACTTTAGAGATTGGGCAAACTATGCCTTGGGAGACTTATGGTTTTATCCATATGTTGATAATTCAACAGGAACTGCTATTGATACTGCTGAACTCTGGTGGTTAGCTTCAAAAGCTGGAGACTCAAATTCTCGGGGATCGAAGGGACTTTGGCTTAAATTAGCTGGGGGATTTGGCAATGTGGTTGCTATAGATACTGATAATGGACTAGCTAATCCATCAAATGGCATCATAAACTTATTTGCGCATCCACTTGCTGGCGGCACGGTAGAATTTAGCGTTGTCCCATCGGGTATTAATACTATTAATTTCTCGGTTACTGACGGTAGTGCGAATATAGCAATAGGAGCATTATCTGGATATGGAATAAGTGGATCTGCTAATACTATATTGGGTTATTCATGCGGAGTAAGCCTTACATCTGGACAATTAAATACTATAGTGGGATTTAATTCTGGATTTAGCCTTATTACATCGACAAATAATACCATTCTGGGAGCGTTTTCTGGTAATAATTATCAGACTAATGAGTCTGGAAATATTTTGCTGGGATCGGCTGTCTTTGGAACTACTGGTGAATCAAATGTTCTGCGGATCGGGGCGGGAACTGGAACCAATGCAGCCATAGGGAATTTAAACAAGGCTATCATTGCTGGTATTTATAATAGGCCAATTGGTTTAACTAGTGGTGTTGTTCTTTGTGACAATACTGACGTACTAGGATCGTCTAATGGCGCAAATGGACAAGTTCTGATTGGTGGAGATACTGGACCAGAATGGGCTAATATTACATCTACTGGTGGAACTATAACAATCACTAATGGCCCAAATACTATTAATATAGATACGGCCGGATCAATTGCAGATTCATATCCAACTGATTCCGGGACTGCAGTGCCAGCAGCAGGCGTACTCAACGTACTTGGAACTGCTAATGAGATAGCAACATCGGGAGCCGGGAATACGATAACAATAGGCCTTGATCCTAATTTTTATGCGGCGGGTAGCTGGACTCCAACATTACGCTTTGGCGGAACGGCAGTTGCGTCTTATGATGATCGTGGGGGTAGCTATACTAGAATAGGTAATATTATATTTATTACTGCATCAATTGATATGTCATCAAAAGGTGGGGCAACGGGAGCTGCAACTATTACCGGTATACCAATAGCAGGTATTGCAATCAATGCCCATCAAGATTTCCAGTTACAAAGCGGACGAGGCCTTACATTTGATGCTGGATTCACTACAGCCTGGGGCAACATGGATGGTGGCAGTACAATAATCCTCAATGAGGGCGGATTCCCTGCTACATTCCAGGGACTCGCGGACACCAATTTTGCAAATAATGCCCAGATAACTATTCAAGGATTTTATTATGTTGCCTAGCGATAGCATGATTTAAATTGACATTAATTAACGTCATGACTATGTTGGCATTAATTTACGTCAAATTATTATTAACTTAGTTTTTAAGAAAGATTACACAATGACACTATTATCAATAGTAGCTGCAGGAATATTTGCAGTAGTGACACTTGGAACAACGCTTTATACATGCTTAAGGCCTAAGGCTAAGGCAAAAATAGAGTGTGTTAAAATTGAGAAATTGGTAGAAAAAGAAACTAAA